CCGGAAGCATGGCGAACTCATCAACCGACAACTGCACAGAATCATCACGCCGGATCGACGCCTTCGGCGCATAGAAACCAATCTTGGTTTCCCCGTCCTGAATGATAATGAACAGCGCCTTCTCAAGCGGAACAGAAGTTCCACCCGACACACCGAACACACCCGGTGTCTTCGACGCATTCTTACCGTAGTAAAGCTCGAAAGACGGGATATCGAATTGCGCCAACATAATGGTCAGGTAATCCGCAATCGGCTCGGTAACAACCTCGCGCAGCGACTCATTCTGCCAAGTGCCACGAACCTCGGTATCACCACCATCGAAGCCAAATTCTGGTAAATCTTCGCGGGATGTGTGACCCAGGCTAACCCAACCATTCGGGGCCGAAACAACGGCGCTATCAACGGTCACGCTGACCGGCTCAAGCTTCGAGTTAACGGTCACCGCGATGTTCTGGCCGGCAAGCTCACCGATGAAGGACACCACGAAACCGTCCTCAAGGAACCCGCCACCAGTCACCTTGACGTTGCCCGCACCGACCTCGGAGATATTCTCCAACGCCTGCTGAACCTCAGCAGAACCGGCATCGAACGGCAGATCAAGGGTGGTGCCCGAAGGTGCGTCTGCAACCGGTTCCTCAGCCTCAACAGCCTTAGAGGTCTTGCTCTTGGCTGCCTTCGGGTCAGGGGTGGCCGCAGGCGGCTCAACACCAGTCGCCTCAAGGGTGCTGGCACCCTCGCTCGGAACCTTAGCCGGAATGGTCTGCACAGCCTCCTTCGGAGCGACAGTGCCCTCACCCACGGTCAGGCTGAACGTGCCACCAGTCGGAACAGCACTGGCCTTCAGCGAACCCGCAGACGAACCGAACGATTCCGGATCAATCGACTCAAGAGCCGAAGGCGACGGGCGGGGAGTGCCGGGATCAGCAACGTAAACGTAGCCAATCGCAGCAGTCAAAACTGCTTTGTCATTTTGTGACATGGATATCTCCTGGTTTAGTCAATTGTTTGGGGTGGACGCACCCCAAGCTGAATCAGCCCTTGAACTCGCCAGGAGTCCATAAAAAGGCTAGAGAACTGGGTTGCACCCATAGTCTCGAAAATCGAATGCAAATACCCGGCAGGTGTTTGCTTTTGAAGCCTCACAGCCTCATACAGCGCCTCAAGCGCCGTTTCATACAGCTTCTCCGTTTCGATCAAACCCTCAATGCTAAAGCAGGTCATCTCAATAACGGGCAGCCCTAATTGCGTCGGTCTACGGCTATGCCGCCTGCCGCCGATCCTACGAATGTTCACAATAGGGAACGAACGATAGTCGATATCCTCAACCCAGGAACCCACCTTCACAGTCGAAGGTAAAGCGTCCCGAAGTAAAGGAATCACAACAGCTTGGACGCGGGGAATAGCTGACATGCGTCCTCCTAAGCTAGACCGGCAGCCCTATGTAAAATGTAAAGCCCGTCAGGGGCTTTTGTGTCTGTGCCCTCGAATACGCCGGAAGGCTCATGGCCGTACTCCAAAGCAATCGGGTTAGGGGCGTGTAAGGAAACGAACCAGTCGGTAGTCGAATCCTTAGCAGGTTCCTTACTGATGGAAACCAGCCCAGCCGGACCCGCGATCTTGTGGTGAGGGGTGGTGGCCCGAATAGTACGCAGAATCGCTTCAGCGTTACCTTCTATGTCGTCCGCTTCCTCACGCACCGACCGCTTAACACCCGGCAAAGACAACACAATGTCATTACACTCAAGGTCAATCTCGACACGCGCCATTAGAACCTCTTAATCGTGTAAGTGACATGCGCTGTGCGCGGCGAACTGTTATAGATGAACGCATCACCAAACACAGCCCACCGTTTACCACGCCACTCAATCTGGGCCTGAGCATTCACCAAACACTGATGCTCACGCGGAAGGCGCAAAGAATAAATCTTCTCACCCTCATAGCCCTCGTTGTCCTGCTCCGCACGCCTACCCGACGTACCAGACATACCTACAGGCTGAATCCGCGCCCTAGCCGGGTAACCCACCGCAGAAGGACGGGTCTTGATATTGCCGTCCTCATCGGTGACAGCTTCCTCAGGGAAAATGGTGATGTTGTCAGTCCATGAATCCAACAGGCTCATACGGTCACCAAATCTGCCGTGTCCAGTCGATCACCCTGTAATTGCGGCGAACTTCCTCTATATCTCTGCGCCACAAAGAACGCGGGGTAGTCGGAGGGGCATACGTCGCAGAATCAACCTGCGCGTAAGGGCGAAGCGTGAAAAACCGATCCGAAGTGACTCCCAGAATTGCCCACTCGTCATCGGTGATTTCCAACTTGCCCGAAATAATGTCCTTCTGAAGCGTGTACGTGTAGTCGCCGTCAGTTTCGGAGTAATACCCCTCGGGGTTCCTAGCGAGCCTAAGCACCGCGTCGGACTCAACCTGAACAACGTCTTCAACATTCACATACCCTGCGTCGATCTGTTCATCAAGATCGGGGATACGCCGGCGAATCATGCGCTCCACGTCCTCAAGACGTGTGTTCACCAGTGCGGCTTCCTCGCAGGAAAGTTCACGGCCCCAACGGACAGCAACATCTTCAGCGGTCGCGTATGCCATGACTAACCCTTCTTGACTGGTGCTTTCCTGGTGGTGGCTTTTCTAGGGGCCGGTACAACAGCCTCACCGGTAACCGCATCAGCGGCCTTCGGGGTCACCGTGAACGTCACCGTCTTACGGGTAGACGGGTCACCAGACCCGTCACCATAAATGTCCTCAAGAGAACAGTTGTAGGTGGTGGTGCCGGGGAACACCTTCTGGAACGTCCGGCCCACATAACCGTTCAGGCTAGGAACCTCGACACAGGTGAACATGAAACTTTCATCACCCTCAGGGTCATCAACAACACCCTTAATGGCGGTGAAGTTCACCGTCGAAATGCTGCCGTAAACGATATCCACACCCGTCAAAACCACAGGCGCTTCTGGCATCGGCTCAGGTTCCTCAGAACCCCACGGCGGCACGAACGGCGGCTTCACAAGAGAATTACCCTCTTGCCAATCCGCACCCAAACCATCGGCCTGTTCCTGCGACACATACGCCAAGCCGTAATTAACTTTGTTCTGAACTTGAACCACGCCAATCCTTCCTTGGTAGGGGACGGCTGACCCCTAAGTGAAGTCAGCCGTCCTCCTTAACCTCACTTAGAAGCAGCGGCCTTCGGGACAGCGCCCTTGTTCAGCTTCACAAACGCAGTCGGGTCATTGACGAGGGCGGCGAACTCAGCCTCCACACGCACAGCAACCAAGTTGTTCTGCCAGAGCGACACGATGCCAGAGCCGTCACCAGCAGCGGAGAGGTCCAGAGTGGCCTGATCCGACACGTCGTAGCTAAGACCACCGACCTGGCCCCAAATGATCTGGCTGAAGTCACCCATCACACCAACGGTGTCACCGTCAGCGACGTGATCCGAGATGTAAGTGGGGCGTCCCAGGACACGGCCCGAACGGAACGGGGCGTTGATATCCGTGTAGGTGGCCTCAATGAACAGCGGACGGCCAATCTGATCGACCGAACCATTCAGGATCGGCTCGGCCAGGTTGTCGAAAAGCGTCCCGGTCCATTTCTTGCCGTCATCCAGAAGAAGCTGCAAACCATTGTTAAGGGCTGCGTAGGCGTTGTCGCCCAGATCGACCTCTTTGTCGGTGTCAGCAACGCTGTTACCGAACGGGCCGTCGCCACCAAGAACAGCGGTGTCGAACGCCAGGGCGATAGCCTCAGCGACCTTGACCCTCATGGTGTTGAGGTAGTTCAGCGGGTTCGCACGCACAACCTCGGAGCTTGCCGCAAAGATCGTGGCAATCTTGTACGGGGCGATATCCTGCTTGGTGAAGTCGCCCTTGGTGACAGGCTTCTGCTCACCTTCAGCAACCCACTTAGCGGTAACATCACCGGACCAGTGAGGAATCCGAACGCCGGTAGGTCCCATAGGAATTTTACGGGCGATCTGCTGAACAATCGAGACCTTCTCGATTTCAGTGAAATAATCTTGTGAAACAACCGGGTCAAGGTAACCCGAAAACATCGGGTCCGTAGTCTTAGCAACGGTATCCGGAGTAACGTAACCAGCCATTTGGCTAACTCTCTTTCTTAGTTATTTGGCACCGACGATCCGGCGTACTGTTTCCAGCAGCGGATCACCGTTCAACGGCAACTGATTGCCCGTGCCCTGTGATGGATCAATCGGACGATCCTTCGGAGGATTCTTACCGATCAGCGACTTAACACGCGAAACACTCTCTGACACAGATTCCTCATCGGAACCCTGCACCAAAGACACAACATCCAAAGCGTCCTCAGTTGAAATGCCGGCAGACACAACCGCCTTCAACTTCAACAGTTCAAGCGCCCTGTCGGACAACTCGCCCTGCAACTTGCTGAACGCGGACTCCCGCTCAGACAACTTGGACTCGTAATCCTTGATGACCTCTGCTCGGGCAGCTTCAACCGCATTGTTTTTATCAGTGCGATATTTAGCGGCCTCATTCCGAAGCTCCTGCACATACTCCTTCGAGAAAACCTCGGGAGCGGCAGGCTTCGGGACCTCCTGGGCCGGGGCAGCGTCAGTAGTAACGGTTTCGTCGGACAATTTTTCCCTCCTGGGGATGTGAAAAGACCCATCAAGGGTCTGGCGGGACTTACTTAGGCAGCCTGTAGTGCTGCCCATTCCTGGGAACTGATAGCGCCGCTATCAAGCTTGCGGCGCAAAGCCAACATCACTTCTTCGTTGTAGGTGTACGGCTGACCCTTCTTCTTACCGGTCTTATGGACCCGGCCAGGATTAGCCTCAATGAACTCGTCAGCATCATCGGTAGCGTCATTCCACAACTCCAACGCACGCTCCTGGGCCTCTTTACCAACCCAGTTCTCAAGGTCATACACCGGCACAACCATGCAATCGCAACCGATATGCCACTTTTTCATCCACTCATCAGGGGGTGTCCCCCGTTTGATAGCGGCGATAGTGGTTTCGTTGTCGAACTTCGAGCCACCCGTCTTAGCCGACTTGTAAACCGGCTCACGCGAGATCAACGCCAAACAGAAAGCGCATGTTTCGCGCCCTGTAGCAACCCTGGCCCAGCCCAGAACCGGGCGTTTGCCCGACTTCCGGAGAAAAGGTGACTTCTGCTTTTTCTCTTTCTTCACCTT